AGTTTTTAAAAGATACTCTTGGTATCGCTAAGGCACTACCGAGCCTGAATATTTTATACCCCAATCGTTATAAGAACTTATCTAATTGTCCTTTCAGTATAGGTTGTATGGTAGTTTTGATTGTTTCTATATATTTTTGTTTTATCAAGTAAGCATCCTTTGGGTGCATATCACCCTTCGCTGTGAACGTTCTTAGCCTATCTTTTGATTTATCAACAAGTTCTTTCAAGTCATCAACACCTACATATATTGTATCTACGCCTGTATCAAATATCCAATACTTTGCCTTTGTTGTTGATAAGGCACTTGGCTTTCCGTTAAATTTAATCTCTACAACAATATTGCCAGTCTGTTGTGACATCTTATCGGACTTTACCTCAATGCCGAATTTCTCACTTGGTATGTAAATATCCCATTCTTTACAATATCCGTCAATCATATATGCATCAGGATATGTTTTTTGTATTATTGCTAGGTGTTTTTCCTCAATCTTTTTCCCCCTTCCTAAATCACGGTTGAATGTACTCATAATATATAATTCCCGATTCATTATTTAAATGTTTAATAACATTTAAAAATATACTGAAATACAAAAAATGGATTATATTGTTCAGCTAATTTTATATTACATCCTTTTATAGGATATACTGGTGTTGGTTTATTCCATCCATTTTCACCATAAATTTCCCCAATCATTACTATATCTAAATATGTAACATATAATTCTTGATTAATATTAAATGGATCTATATATGGAACCATTACTGACCTCATGTAATTTGTTTTAACATTGTGTGATTTATCAGCTTGGTAATGACCTAAACCAATACCATGCCCAAACTCATGCACTATTACATTTTTTATAGCCAGTAATGATAAAGACCTTACATCCCCAATTCTTTCAACAGTTGTATTTTTTAAACCATCTCCAAGAGTAATTAATGTTTTAACTTTTTCACTTTCTAAAAATACATTAATAAACATGAATTTATGCCATGATTGATTAAAATTTAATGACGTTGTTCCTAATGCGTTACCACCAGATAGTTTTTCATAATTAATCATAATATTACAATTAGTAAATTTTTCTACCTTTTTATTTTCATGTTCTACCCAAGGTATTATATCTATACTAACACCCCAATCACCATTAGGATAAAAGTTCTCTAATTTTATTATCCATTCTTCTATTGCAGATATTGTTATGTATTTTAACCCTTCCCAATTATCATATATATCAGGATTTACCTCGAACAAACAAACATTAGGATTAGTATCATGTCTTAATTTTAGTGCATTATATTTACTAAATGGTTCAGATTCACCATATATATTACTAATAGGTATATTCATTAATAAAATCATTAGAATAAGTAATGGTACTATAACAATATTCCACATTAGTTATCCCCTTTTATTATATCCTTTGTATGCTTCATCAATTTCACATTTCAAACAATTACTAAAGAATGAAGGTTTACCACAAGTACCACATTGATTTATATCCCGAAGATAATCCTTACCACTAAATGATTTTTTTAGACCACCTATAAAGTTTATAATACTATCTAGTAAAGAATCCATAATACATAATAATTATTAATAGTATTTATAGTATATAAAAATCTATAAATCCAAACCGAACGATTCAGTAAATTGTAAGAATTTTTGATACTCCTCCAAGTATAGTCTTCCTTTCTCAGTGATTATAAATGTATTTCTACCATCATATTCTATTTTATTTATTAGTCCATTAGATATTAATTTTAATACAAACCCCCCAAGTCTTGTGTGTGAAAGATTACTTGTTCGCATTAGTATAGTTACTGGTATTCCTGCAACCCCCACATCTTTTGTAGCAGTTAAAATAGATTCTATTATTTGTTGATTGTTTCTATATTTTATAGTCATCTTACTTTATATTATAAATAATCCCCTATTATAAAGTTTACATGAAATATTTTCATAACGCTTATATACTAGTAATAATTATAAATGATAGGTATATACCTCGCTGTTAAGTGGTAAAGAACGTAGATACGTCATGCCACACAACAGACGTAAAATTAAAAAAAAGTTATATAATTTTATATAGAAAACTATCTATTAGCCCGAAGGACAGGCACTCCAAGAGCAACTCATACAAGTATGACAACCGCCTGAATTTACTACCATTCCGCCATCTTTACATTGTGGACAATCCATAATAATACTATAACAAGAACACCTCATATAAACTTTGAAATAATACTTTGATAAAATTAACTTTATAACTTACAATTTTAAAATTTAATTGACCTTTAGAGAGTCAGAGAGTTCATGCGTGTGCGGAGATATAAACTCTTTAACACACTTCCCCTCTTGGTTGAGATACATCAAGAGGGATATATATTTATTGTAATATTATCTTGAATATGCTTTCAAGGACTTTTAGTATCTGAAGTCTTAAATCTAAGATTTCTATATCAGTTGATTTTGTAGTTGAATTTGTAGTTGGTTCTATTTCCTCAACTGTATCAATAAATGGGGTAATATCAAATCCTTGACTATCAAATATTCTACCATTATAATAACTAACTACTTCTTTATTATAATAATCAGATTCTCTTGTAGGAATTGAAACTGATGAACTTGTTATAATATCAGTTGAATTATTTTGTGGTTGTATTGGTTCAGGAGTTGGTGGTGCAACATAAACAGGGGTAGGACTTTCTATTTTAATTGTACTAACTAAAGTGCTACCTGAATAAGTATTATCGTTAAGATAATAAGTATCAGGTGTGAAAATATCTGATGATAACTCAAAAGTTTTTGAATTATTAAATCCATCACAATCAGGATTTCCACTTATGCTACCACAATATACCATTCCTGAAAATGCTCCATCAAAATAAATATTGTTTGTAGCGTTATTATAAAGTGTAAAATTACCCCCCTCTAACAATGTAATGTTAAAGGGATAATCATAAACATCAACATGACTTGGTGCTTCAGCATAAGCAGTTACCATTAAAGGTATTATTGCTAACATGATTATTGCGGGTAATAGTTTTCTCATTATACATTAATATCTATTTGGCAATATAAATCTTTCTGAAAAAGAAAAGAATGTGGATCAATTAAAACAATCGTTGATACCACAAGTAGGACATTGTTTGCATAAATTTACTAGTGTATCACAGTTGATACACGGGTTAGCCTCCGCAGACATAACTCTTATATAGTGTATATCATATATAAACTTTTAGGTGTGTGCAAATACGCCAATTCCTCCAAATCAGGCAGGATAACTTGTGGCTCTCACGCCACTATATCGAATCTTCTTTATCTGATTCCTCTTGTTCCTTTTGCCATTCCATTTCAGACTTGTGCATTACTTCTAACTTTGTTCGTAATGTTACATCATCTTCACTCATTTCTTTTTTCCCAAAATAATCACTCATAATGCTTAGCATACGGGATAAGTCTTTTGCACCTATTTCAACATAAGACATATCTGTGATTTGAATTTGTAGTATATAAACTAAATTGTTAATCTGATGACTGTTTCTTTTTTCTTGGTTTCTTTGCAATATTTTTGATCTTTGCTAGTGTTCCATTACTAGTTTCTTCTTTTCCTACATCTATTAAAGAAACTGCACCATTGTATTCAGAAATTACTTGATTAAAGTCGCCTGACTCAATGATTAGTTTAATTGAACGTGAGTTTAAAACAATATCAGGACATTGATCTAATAGAAATTCTAAGCCATCTTCTAGAATTGTGTTTCTAAATCCCATATATATATTAAATAATGGTGTTATTTAATCTTTTTTATTCATTTTATCACTTGCATAATCTGATAGTAGACTTGGTATCCACGCATGAATGAATAATGCCACTGATATTAACATGGCTCTTTTCCAATGAATTAAATAACTTAAATTATTATTTTTTAAATGTTTCATTTCTTTTTCGTTCCTATACAATTCCATCCCAAATCACATTTGGAACATAGTAAAACTACATCTAAGAAATATACGTCTGGGTATCCTTCGTCTGTTCTTTCAGATGTTTCTGCTTGTTTTGTGGAATTACCACATTTAGGACAATAACTCATGGCGTACACTTGTGATCTCTATGACAAGTATCACAAAACTCCCCCCTACATTTCACACAGTCTGCTAACATTCCCGGTCTGTATCCTGCACCGCACTCGTCACATTGAATATTATTCATTATGATAAGTTTAAATATCTGCCTACATATTAATCTTTATGGAAAAGGTTAAAGAACCACATGAAAATCAATGGAGAAAACTATTTGAAATATATACAAATTTATCTGGTTCAAAAGAAGATATATATGATAGACGAGCTCAGTCATGTAAATCACTCCTAGATCGATATTGCTAAATTTAAATATACCAATACATTTATTACCGTATGATCTCTAATGACGAGTTCCACCGTTCTATAACTGACCAGATTAATAATATATATCATAATATGAATAAATTACATAATGAAACTATGGAAGATATAAATTCTTTGAAAGAAGATGTAAATAAATTAAAATCTTCATATAATTCTCATGTAGCAGTTTCAGATGCAATTAGAGAAATAAGAAATAAAAGTAAAATATCACAAAAACAAAAATTTGCTATTATTTTTGGAATTGTTCCAATAGCTATAACAATATATACATTATTTATTAATCGTTAATAGACCATCCACTCAAAGCCCAAAACATTTGTTCCACAAACCATTCCTCCTGCTCAATATTTGATATTAAATCTAAACCAAACATAGACATACATTGATGCACACTTTCTTCAATAGTTGTATTTAACAAATCTTCATCACTAATATGACGATGTAGAGTTACCCATGTCTGTCTTGATTCTTCATAGCATACTCCCTTTTCGTCAGAATCTTCCCGATTTATTAATCTGAAATTCTGCGGTTTCCATTTCCTCATAAAAAATAAAGGATTTACAATAATTTAAAGATTACAACTGATGACTATGATCATGATCATACTATGTTTATATACTATGAGCCTAAAACTATGATCATATAGTCATATAGAGTATGATCATATACTCATATTTTAAAAAATTTATAGAATCAAGTCCTATTTTCTTTCTTTTGAAAGTAAATCGTCTAATATAAGTCTTATGTTCATACTTTAGTCTTTTTTTGGTAAAGTATGATCATGATCATGATCATAGTAGTGTTAAATGTTTATATCAAAGTCTATGTTATTATTTTTATGGTAATTATTAATCCCCAAATTAAAAGACAGTTAAAAGATTTGGGTAAAATACCTTACAATAGTATTAAAAATGCTTCCGCAGTAATTGTAGATATGCCAATAGGTCAAATGAAATCACATGATTTGGGTAGGGCATTATATGTTGTTACAAATGCTTTTACTGAATTAACACATAAACAACAAATTATAGTTAAAGTAATTCATCAATCTCAAGAAGATATAAAAAAAGTTCTTGATGATGAAACCCTTACAAAAGAAGAATTAATTGATAAGATTAAGGAGATTGTTCTTGATCCTGTCGGTGAAACACATTCTTTAGAGTCCGATTCTTCTCAGGAAAAGGAATAACAACACCTTTTTTTGCTATGTAATAAATACCTTTCATATTTCGTTTTCCATAATATTCACCAATAGCAAAATTATAATCACAGTCAAATTGTTCAACTATTACATTGTTCGCTATTGTATAAACTGTAGCAGTTGCCATAGAGTTAAATAGTATTTGTATTATTAAAGAGTTGTGGACATAAATAAACTAAAAGGTATTGGAGATGGAACAGCGAAAAAGTTTGAAAAGAATGGAATTACTACAGTAGAACAATTATTCGTTATACCCCCACCTAAAGTAGCAGAAATGTTAGGTATAGATAATAACTCTGCTATGGAATTATTTAAAAAGGCAAGAGAAAAATATGACGATTCACCAGTATTTCAATCAGGTCTAGATGCTAAAAAAGAAGATGAATCATTGGAAAAAATTTCAACTGGAACAAAAGCATTAGATAAATTATTTACAGGTGGAATAGAATGTGGTGCAACAACGGAAATATATGGGGAGTTTGGGTGTGGGAAAACACAATTCTGTCATACTATGGCAGTAAGAGTACAACTACCAAAAGACAAAGGAGGACTTGAAGGCAAATGTGTTTGGATAGATTCAGAAGGTACATTTGAGCCAACAAGAATAGAAAGTATTTCAGAATATTTAAAATTAGATAGTGGGAAGATACTTGAAAATATAATTAGAGCCAAAGCATATAATTCAGCAGACCAATATTTGATTTTACAGGAACTTGAAAAATTATTAGTTAAAGATAAAGAAATAAAACTAATTGTAATTGATAGTGCAACAGGTTTATTCAGACAGGACTTTAGTGGTAGAGCCATGTTATCTGAAAGACAAAAATACTTAGATGAATTTTTAACTATGGCTTCTAATATGGCTAACTTTCATAATATAGCAATTATATGGACTAATCAAGTAATGATTAATCCCGGAGTTTTCTATGGAGATCCTGTAACAGCAATAGGTGGAACAGTTCTTGCACACAAGTCCACATATCGAGTGTATTTTAAAAAATCAGGTGCATATAGAATGGGTAAAATGGTTGATAGTCCTAAACACGGTCAAATTGAAGTAATGTTTGGTTTAAGTGAATCAGGTGTAGTTGATCAAGAGGTTGCAGAGGAACTAGAAAAGAAACGTAAAGCAGATAAGGCAAAAGCAAAGAAAGCAGAAACAAAAGAAACAGTTATATAAGCAAACCCCACGCATTTAAATATGAAATGCGAAGTTTGTAAAAAAGGTGACTTAATTCATACCAATTATGTCTATGATGGTGTAGATTTATTGGTGTGTAGTAACGAAGAATGTGGCGAAGAATACGTTTAAAATCTTTAAATACTTTGGCACACTTTGGTAAAATATGGGATTCTTTGGAAAGATTAGGGATAATATAGATCCAAGAAACTACCGTGTAGTAGAGAAAGACGACTTTAATCGAATTACCAAAGATCATTATGACATGAGAAAAACTATAAATGATGAATATTTACACTCAAATTCTAGGGCTAGTACCCCATATCCATTTTTAGATACTCCTGATGGCAGTAAAATTCCAATGTGGCGTATGTCACCAAACAGAATGTATGAATTAGCAGATTATGTAGGTGATTTGAGGGCAGTAATTGAAACTATTCAAAGAGAAATGTTTAGGAACGGATTAGAAGTAAAGCCAAGATTTGAGCATAAATGCCTTGTTTGTTTAAAGGAATACGAGCAAAAACCATTAAAAGACTATGTTCCAATTAGTGATTTAGGAAATAAAAATAAAAAAGAAAAATTACAATGTAGTGCTTGTGGTAATGATAACCCTCGTAAATGGTCAAAACCAGATCCAAAAAATAGACAGGTATTACAAACACTTTTAGATAAAAGGATAAATAATAACCAGCAATCTCTTAAACTTGTTGCAAGACAAGCAGAAAGAGATTTAGATATTATAGATGGTTGTTATATTTTAGTGTCAAGACAATGGAAATTGAAGAAATTTTCTACCCCTGATCCTGAAACAGGTGCAACAAAACAGGCACTTTCCAGCATACATGAAAGTAAAATAGATGAAATTATTAGAATACACCCAATACAATGTAGTATAATTGCAAGTGATGAAGCAGTTTTGGGGGTAGGTGCTGATGGAAAACCACGATATATATGCCCACAATATGAACATAGAGATGCTGTATTAGAAGTTCCAGTATGTCCTAAATGTGGTTGTGAATGTTTTAACGCATTTTTAGAAACAAACAGTGTTCCTTATGGTGTTCCACTTAGTAGTCCTAAAAAGATGTATTATGCACAAAGAGAAATAGTATGGATTCCGGGAAAATTTTATCCAGATGTATTATATGGAAACTCACCAATTCAATCAGTATGGAAAAAAGTTCTATCCCTTATGTTCCAAGATGAATATATGTGGAAATACTTTGATAAAGACAGACCACCAAAATCTTTACTTGTAATGGGAAGCAGAAATGCTGAATCCGTACAATCATTCATGGAAAAACAACGTCAAGGTGCAAGACAAGATCCATATATGCCTAGACCAATTCTTCTTAATACGGAAAACGTAGGTCAATCACTTCAGTATATTGATCTTACTCCAAACTTTAAAGAGTTAGAATTAACTGAACTTAGAAAAGAATTAAGACAAATTATATCAACTGTATATGGTGTTCAACCTTTGTTCTATGGTGAACAGGCTAAAGCAGGTTTAGGTAACGAGGCACTTCAAGTAACACTTACAAACAGAACTATAAAATGGTTTCAAAGATTCTTGAATGAAAATTTCTTTAATGAGATTACTGATATAATGGAAATATATGATTGGAAAATTGAATTAGTAACAAGTGAAGAAATTGATGAACTCAGAGAAGAACAGGTTAGAGGTCAGAAGATTGACAACACTGTTAAATTATATGGAATGGGCTTTGATGTAGCATTTGACGGTGAGAACAATATACTCATATCACAATTCCCAAATCCTGAAAAACAACAGGCTATGATGGGAGGGGGTGTAGGTCAAAATGAGGGAGAAGGAAATAACGATAAAACAAAGTCATCTGCACCAAAAGCAGAAGGCGAAGCACAGAAATTTGATGGAGAACCAAAGATCGCAAGACCAAGTGATAAAGGTGGTACTGGCGATGGAAGTCCTGCTAGTGGAACTGGAACAACATTGAGTAACAAAGGAATGACTAAATCTCAATGGGATAAGTTCTTAAAATCTTTAGATTAAAATGCAATCTGATATTGAATTAACTGAATCTGTTATAAATTATATATCAAATATGCCTCATGCAACTGCTTATGATATAGTAAAACACTTTGAAACTCTTGGTGTAGAACCTGAGAAAGTCTTATATATATTAAAAGAGTTGAATAATTAAAATGGTAGATTCCGATAAACGATTTGGTTGGATAAAAGATGGTTTAGATGCAAAAGATAGAATACAAAAAAATGATTTAAAAGAACGTGCAGGTAAAGAAAACCAACATACAAGAAATTTAAGAGAAAGAGTACAAGACGATGAACATACTAAAATTAATAATTATAGTGAGGGTTATTGTTATGGTTGTAGTAAAGTCGATAAAGTAATATCTACTTTGATATATATGTGTGGGGAATGTATGGAAAAACGTGGAACAGAGGGTTTAATGTGTTTAGTTACAAAGAAACATAATTATGAATTATGTGATATACACGCAGGATGGGAACTTGATGATGTATGGCAAATAAATTGTTCAATGTGTGATTCTTGTATGAAAAGATTACATAAAGTTCACAATGCTTATAGATCAAAAGGGGGTAGAAAAAATGCACCTGATGAAATTATGAAAAGAAAATACCATGCAAGAAATCCCGGAGAAGAAATTGGTAGTGGTATAACTAGAGATCAAACAAGTGATCAATCATTCAGATTGGGCTAATTGTTTTTCTGCTTTATCTATTTTTAATTCTAATTCTGCTATTTTTGTTAGTTGTTCAGCAGTTGATGGCTCATCAAATCCTTCTTCCCAATGAAATTTAATCTTTTGTGTATTATAATCTATAATCAAATTTAGTATGTTATTTCCAAAATCATAATACCATTCTCCCATTAATGACATTCTTTTTGCAGGTAATGCTGTTCCATAATATATACACTTTTTAGCAAATATAGGCTTACTCCACGGTAGTATAGATTTTCTTACTTCGACTCTTTTTTCTTTTGGGTTGTAATAAAAGTTAGTTCTTGATACATGAGTTGGCTCTTTTTCAAATCTAGTTGTATTTGTAGTACCTATTCCCGGATGTATATGCACATATC